GCCCGCCAGCGCCGCCACCTGCACCACCGGCGCCGCCGGCATCGCGCCTGGCGCGGATCGGTTCGGTCCTGGGCGCGACTGGCGGCAAGCTCTCGGCTGTAGGCAAGCGGCTGCCAGGCGGTGCGCTGTTCGACGCCGGCATGTCGGTAATCAGCACGGCCATGAGCGACCAGAGCCAGGACGAGAAGAGCGAGGCCTACGGCACAGCCGCAGGCGGCCTGGCCGGCTCGCTTGCAGGCGCTGCTGCAGGTGCTGCCATTGGCTCGGTGGTGCCGGTCATTGGCACCGCGATTGGCGGCGCTGTAGGGGCTGCCCTGGGCAGCATGGGCGGCGAATCACTGGGTGGCTGGCTGAGCAAGCATCTGTTCGGCAGCGATGAAGACGAGAGCAAGGGCAAAGCCAAGGCAGACGAAAAGGGCAGCGATAAAGCCGACCAGGCAGAGCCGTTACCCGTAACAACGGGTGCCGACAAACCTGCGCCGCTGACCGTCAACCCCATTGCTTTGCCGGCGGTGGTCAAGCCTGTGGCGGGGCCGGCACCGATAGTCAACTTCGGACGTTCAACACCTGCACTAGTAACGCCGGCGCAGACGAGCGCTACCACCCTAGAGCCTGCCCCTGTACTGGCACCGGCGCCGATTGGACTGGCAGAGCGTCCGGCCGCTACGGTCGAGCGCTTGCCTTATCCGGCACAGTCGGCGCGGCAGGAGGCGCCAAGCAGCATGGGCGAGGTAGTTCGCGAGCTGGCCAAGGCAGCCCCGTCGCCGGCGCAACTGCCCGACGTGGTCAAGCCTCGCAAAGCACCGGAGCCCAAGGCCGCCAAGGTCGACCAATCTTTCACGTTCGCTCCAAGCATGCCCATTGTGGTGCACGGCGACGTGAAAGACCCGGAGCAACTGGTGCGGGAAATGGCGGCGCCGCTGCGCCGGCTATGGGACGACTTCAAGCGGGAGGCGGATGCACGCATGGCGTCCATCCAGCTGTTCGATTCACCACACCTTTAAGGAGATTCCATGCCCTATATGGAGCAGCTGCAGTCGTCGCTTTCAGGGCTGATCAAGGCCGGAGAGGCGGGCCGCAAAGACTTGGACGGCATGATGGCGCCGCTCAGTGGCGCCATTGGTAGCATCACGGGTGCGGCCAACGAGTTGGAGAACATCCCGTTCGTGCCGGCGGGGGTAAGCGAGAAGCTCGGCCGGGTGATGCGTGGCATCAACGTTGCCCAATCCCGCGTCGGTCAGGTGGCGTCGACCTATGGTCGGGCCGTCGCCGGCGTTGCCCAGGTGCAGGAGCGCCTGGGTACGTTCAAACGCATGTCGGATAAAGCCATGTCCGAGGTAACTCGGGTATCCGCCTCGGCCGGCGCGGCCAACCCTGCCTTGAAAAACATCCTGCCTTCTGGCGGACTGATGAAGGCGGCCACGCCGACACCGGATGCGGTAGCGCCGTTTCCACACCTGCTGATCATTCAGCCGCGCGACCCCAAGCTGCAGCCGTACTACTTCAACCTCGACACGGCAGCCTTTGAGGAGCTGCGCCGGCAGGCGACGTACCGCTGGGCCGGGCAGGAGCGGCTGCGCCGCAGCACCGCCCAGCAGCCCGTAGGCTTGGGAGAGGAAAAAATCACGCTCAAGGGCGCAATCTTTCCCCACCACAAGGGCGGGCTTAAGCAACTCAACGTGCTGCGTAGCATCGGCCGGCGCCTGCAGCCGCTCAACTTGGTGACGGGCTTTGGCGAGGTGCTGGGTAACTGGTGCCTGACCAGCATCGAGGAAGAGCAAAGCCACCTGCTGGCCGGCGGTATCCCTCGAAAACAAGCCTTTGCCCTGGAGTTCGTGAGCTATGGCGACGACCTGCAGAACGTTTAGCGGGGATCTGCTCGACATGATCTGCCAGCACTACTACGGGCATTTGAACGGCACGGTGGAAGCTGTGCTCGAGCACAACCCTGATCTCGCCAGGGAGGCGCAGCCCTACCGTGCGGGCCTGCTGATCGAGCTGCCCGAGCTGGTGGCACCGACCGTGGAACTGGTGCAGTTGTTCGACTAACCCCGTTACGCATAACGAGCCCCGCCCTGTGCGGGGTTTCTTGTTTCTGGAGCCCCCATGAAACCTGCTTTTCAAATCATCGCGGACGGCAAGAACATCACCGCGCTGATCAACGACCGTCTACTGCTGCTGCGCACCTCGGACAAGCCTGGTACCGACTCGGACGAATTCGAGCTGCGCATCGATGACCGCGATCAAGCGGTAGCGTTGCCGGCGCGCGGCGGCAAGGTCGAGGTCTGGATGGGTTATGAGGGACAGGCCCTGACCCGCCTCGGCTCCTACATGGTCGACGAAGTGCAAGTGAGCGGCCCGCCGGACGAAATAGTGATACGCGGCAAGGCCAGCGACATGCGCGGTAGCGGCAAGAGCGTACGCAGCGATTCCTGGGAAGGGGTGCCGCTGTCGCAGATCATCAGCGATATCGCCAAGCGCAATGAATGGAAGCCGGTGTGCACGGTTCAGACCAAAGTTGAGCGGATCGACCAGCGCAACGAATCGGACTTCAACTTCGTGACCCGCCTGGCCAAGCAATACGACTGCACAGCCAAGGTGGCCGAGGGCAAGTTGCTGGTCGTGCCGCGCCAGGCGGGACAAAGCGCGTCCGGCAAGTCGCTGCCGGCCGTCACTATCAATAAAACCGATGTGACCCGTTACCAGTTCCGGCTTGGCGATCGGAGCACTCAGAAGTCGGTTAAGACTCAGCATCAGGACAAGAAGAGCGGCACCCTTGTGGTGGTCGAGGTGGACAACGAAGACGCGCCTATAGGCCTGCCGGCCGTACACACCGACCGCCATATCTACCCGAACAAGACCGCTGCCCAGCAAGCTGCCAAAGCCCGGCTGGCTGCGTTCAACCGCAGCACCGCCGGCGTGCGCCTGGAAATGCCCGGCCGCATCGATCTATTTGCAGAACGCCAGATCAACGCCCAGGGCTTCAAGGTGGGGCTCGATGGCGAGTACCTGGTTGATGGGGTAGAGCAGGTGTTTACCCAATCCGGCTGGACGACCACGGTCGAGTGCAACGGCGGCAAGAAGGGCAAAGCAAAAGCCGCCGGCAAGAAAAAGAAAGTCAAGAAACCCGTAGTGGTTGTGGACCTCTAACACCTCGGCCGCGCGCGGCCACATGGAGCAAATTCGTATGCCAGTCTCAGTTCTGCAGTTGCAGAAGATATTCCCCAACGCCGGCCAAAGAGCCGGCGTTTTTGTGCCCGGCCTCAACGCCACGATGGGCAAGTATTCGATTATCACGCCACTTCGCATGGCCGCGTTTCTTGCCCAAGTGGGGCATGAGTCGGGCGAGCTGCGCTACGTGCGCGAGCTGGGTAGCGACGCGTACCTGGCCAAGTACGACACAGGCCCGCTGGCCAAGCGCCTGGGCAACACGCCTGAGGCGGATGGCGACGGGCAGCTGTACCGCGGCCGTGGCCTGATTCAGGTCACGGGCCGCGCCAACTATCGCGACTGCAGCGAGGCGCTGTTTGGTGACAGCCGGTTGCTCAACACGCCGGAGCTGCTCGAGCAGCCGGTGTACGCTTCGTTGTCGGCCGGATGGTTCTGGCACCGGGCCGGGCTCAACAGCCTTGCCGACAGGGTGGCCAGTGCTGACGACGCGGTGTTTGAGCAGATCACTCGGAAAATCAATGGCGGTACCACCGGCCTTTCAGATCGCCAGGCGCTCTACCGGCGGACGTTGGAGGTGCTGCAGTGATCTTGCCGACGTGGTTTCCACTAGTGACGGTGTTGGCCGTGGGCATAGTGATTGGCGGATCAGGAACGTGGCTCTGGCAAACGAACGCTTACAGCCGGCAACTGGCCCAGCAGTCAGCTAATTACAGTCGCCATTTGCAGGATCTGCGCGCGGCCAATAGCCGTGAGCGCGAGCAAGCTGCAGCTGCAGCACTCGGTCAGATTGCCGAGGAGCAGGCCCAGCGCCGTGGCTTAGAGGAGCGCCTAGCACAGCAGGCGCAAACGTATTTGAAGGATTTGCACTATGCTCAACAAACTCAAGCTCGCTTGCGTGATCGGCTGGCTACTAGCAATCTGCGGCTGTCAGTCCTTGTTGACCGAACCACCATTACCACCGCGAGTGGTGACTGTAGGTTGCGAGAAACCGCCGGCACCGCAGGCGTGGTTCATGGAGCCTCTAGAGCCATCCTTGACCCAGCGCATGCTCAACGAATTATCGCGATAACCGACGAAGGCGATAGGGGACTGATTGCGCTACTAGGTTGCCAAGCGTATGTTCGGGAAGTAATGCATTGAATGGCCCTAGTCAGAATCGTTAGTTTTTATCTTCATCTGTTGGGGGCGTGAAATGCTACAGTTATAGTGTTTAGATGGTCGGAGGTTACGGCGCTGATGGTAGTCATAGTTGTGAAAAAGATTTCTTAAAATGCCTTGAATTTTCAGAACAATAAGCGCGTTATTCATAATGTGAGGTTTTATGATTTTTCGTAGTAAACAAAAATTCAAGGGCTTCTTCCTGCAGGAGGAATTCATTTTTGATTCCGAGATTGCTGTTCTAACAGGAAGAAATGGTGCAGGGAAAACACGGTTTTTAGAAGCGGTAAATGGCGCTATAGAAGTGTCAGGGGATGAGGGAATAATCCCTCATGGAAAGATAAAGTTTATAAGCGTTTCGACCATGCAGGGTGTGCTTCGCAATGGCTATTCTAAGTTGGATGTTCAAGCAAAGCTCTCTGAGTTAGGTGCTGTGCTCGATAGTTCGCGAGACTACTTTGCATCTCCGCAAAATGTCAATGACTATGATGAACCTATTGGCGGGGATGGTTCGTATGGCCGCCGTGAAGCGCATCAGATTTTTTCAAGAGTCGCCCAGAAGCTTGGGAAAAGCGTTCGAGAGTTATCTAGCGAGGAGTTTAAGTTCTACTATGAGGATCCTGCGACAGCTTGGGATGTATTGGATATTGGCGCGTTGTGCAATGAGTATCTGAGGAAGCAGAATCGCAATAGTTACTCATCCTGGCTTGCTCAGGTACACGGGAAACGTGTCACCTATCTCGAGCCTAATGATTTTGAAATATTTTTCGGTGAGCCGCCGTGGATTTTGTATAACCAGGTTCTGCAAGAAGTATTTGATAATAAGATATCTATGCGATTTCCCATAGATGAACACTCTGAAGAAATATATGTTCCTGCATTAGTTGAAGATTCAACTGGGGAGCCGCTCTCACCTGAGATGCTATCGTCAGGTGAGAAGAATTTACTGTGGCTTGCATCTATATTTTTTAATTTGAGATTTGGTGTAGGTTCTCCTGAAGGAATGCCTGAGTTGATTTTAATGGATGAGCCAGATGCCTTCCTTCATCCAAAAATGGTTGTTAAGTTCTACTCGGTAATTCAGTTGATCTCGCGACAATTTAACTGCAAGATTATTTTCACAACGCATTCGCCGACTACAGTTGCACTGGCTCCAAATGATAATTGCGTTTATCGTGTGACGCCTAATAGTATCACTCGTGTTGAAAAGGATGATGCAATATCTGATCTGCTCGAAGGGGTAACTCAGATTTCGCTAAGTCCTCATAACAGGAGAGAAGTTTTTGTTGAGCATAGATCTGACGCTAATGCATATAGATACATATTTGATAAAATAAAATCTAAATTTACTAAGGTGGATCCGAAAATCTCTCTAACGTTTTTAGCGGCAGGCGCTAAGATGTCTGCTGGCCAAATCGAGCAGAATATAAACCAGTTTCTGCCAGGGATTACAGAAGACAATAGACGGTTATTTATAGAGGGGGTCAATGGCATCGGAGATTGTGGGCAAGTTATAGGTATGGTTGACTCGCTGACTAAAGCTGGAAATACTACGGTACGTGGATTAATTGATTGGGATCTGAAGAATAAACCGGTTAAGAATGTCGTCGTATCCGGGTTACAGTTATTCTATACAATAGAGAATATCGTGCTGAACCCAATCTACTTGATAAGAATACTGTATGGCCATTCTTCAGGTAGGTATGAGCTTTCAAAATATTGCGGTCAGGACGTAAGTTTGAATGATTGGAAAGAAGATTTGGTTCTACTGCAGCTGTCAATAGATGTCTTTCTAGAAGATTTTTTTGGTAGACCAAATAACAAGGACTCTATGATTGAGTTCTTGGGTGGCCATGTTATGTATTTGGATAGCGAATATCTGTTGACCAATGGTCATGATTTGATGAAGCGAATTTTAGGTACTTATCGTGAATTGAATGAATCAGCTAGGAAAGAAGGAGATTTAGTTTTCAAGCTTGTTAAGGTAATGGTAGATGATTTTGGCTGGAAACATGTACCTTGTTGTTTTGATGATGCATTTAGCTCTCTCCAGCGGTAGCTTTTAGACTGGTTGAGAACTATGCAAGGTGCTGTGGTGATTATTTGAGTGCGATCCATGAACCCCACCTTCTAAAAGATAGGGCCTCAGCTTACCGTGGTATCTCTGGCGAGCAGTTCCATGGCAGCAAGGCTTCG